TACGGGATATATCGGCATTTACCAACTTATGAAAAGATAATCAGAAATTTAGTAAGTTTTTATGGTAAAAAAAGTATCTGATTATCCCGAATTTGAAAAATATAAAAATTTACTTGAGAAAATAAATAGTGAAAGAGTTTTTTCAATACAGAATAAAAACAATGAATTTTGGCTAGTGGAAGAATGTGATGAATATTTTTTTCATGAACTTACAAAACAAGATTGTTTAGAATTATCAGAGTTATTTGCTGAAATTGCAAAACTCATAAAAGAATAAGTAGCAAACATTGACTAGGGCAGCAGGATTTACCTGCTGTCTTTTTATTATACAAAAAAATAACCGGAGGAGAGGACTATGGCAGGAAGCAGGTTGATCACAATTTCAAAAGCAGAACTGAGTCCGAACCCGGTTCAGACAGGAAAAAGTTATGTAATCCGCGTTACGCTGGAAAAGAAAGCGTATTGGCTGGATTATCCATATGATTATGCACACGATTATGCGAAAGGAGACGAAAGTATGAGTGTGAAAACAGTACAGGCGGTCATTAATGGCCAGACTTATACGCTTACAAAAAACACCAGCACAGGCAAGTACGAAGCAACCATTACAGCTCCGTCAAAATCCAGTTATACCTTATCCGGACATTATTATCCGGTAACGGTAAAAGCAACCGATGATGCTGGAAACGTAACCACAAAAGATGCAACAGACAGCACATTGGGTGCAAGCCTGAGGTTGCAGGTAAAAGAGAAAGTTGTTCCTGTGATCACAATCACCGCACCGACTGCAAGCCAGTATCTTGCAAACAGCACACCTGCCATTGTATGGAAGATCACAGATGATGATTCCGGAGTTAATCCGTCTACAATCGCTCTGAAAGTTGATGGTACTGCGGTAGATGCATCCAAGATCACAAAGACTGCAGTGACAGGCGGCTACACTTGCAGCTACACACCAGCATCAGCTCTGTCAGATGGAGCACATACCGTTGTGGCAACTGCGAGTGACTACGATGGAAATGCAGCTGCGCAGAAATCCGTAACATTTACTGTTGATACGATTCCTCCGACATTGTCTATCTCTGCACCGGCCGAAGGATTTATTACAAATAAATCTACTGTAACGGTTAAAGGTACCACAGACGATGCAACCAGCAAGCCGGTTACACTTACTGTAAACGGAGACCACATCCCCGTTACTAATAGTGGAACCTTCAGCAAAGATGTAACGCTGAAAGAGGGCAGCAATACCATTACCATTGTCGCAAAAGACAAAGCAGGAAAGACAACAACCGTAACCAGAACAGTGAAACTGGATACTGCACCTCCGGTTATCAAATCTGCAACTATCACACCGAACCCGGTTGATTGTGGTAAGACATTCGTTATCTCTGTAGAGGTAACAGACTAATGACCACGCAGGTATGGGGCTTGCTTGGCAGCAGTAAGATCATCTTCGACCGAACAGATGGAAATATCTGGAAGGTGACAGTCCCATTTTTAGAGAGCGGCGAGTATATCGTCGCTCTTTATGCATTGGATGATGCAGGAAATCAGGCTTATGTGGCAACAATTCTGTACGTGGTTGATTTAGAAAATCTCCGGTATGAGATCAAAATGCTGGATTACGCAAGTAAAGTGTATAGAAAAGAATATTGCGTTGTTGCTGGCACACAGGACAACAGATATTCTATCCATGCGCAGATGCAGGATTATTGGATTAAACAGGAATGGTTGGACTATTCTGTGGAGCAGGAGAGACTGGAAGGGAGAGTGGCTTATTTTGCAGAAGACGCTGCGAATGTATAAAGGTGAAAAACGAAAATTGTATGTGACAGTGACTTCGGATGATGAGCTTCCGTTTCAGATCATAGAGGCAAGATATGAAGTCTGGAACTGCGATATGGATATGCGGGAGGCGGAAGGTCGGTGTGGAGTCGATGATCATACACTTGGAATTACGATATGCCCGGCGCATACTGGAATATATAAGGTGGTATATTTTTTTAAAATTGCTGATGAAACAGTAATTCAGAAAATATTGATCAGAGTGAGTGAAACATAGATATGGAGTGGCAGCATGAGCAATCCAAGATATTCAAACGGCAATCTGAGGCGGAAGCACAGAGCCAGGCTTAAAGCCATGGGCGGTCCGTGTGGCATATGTAAAGGAAGACTGGGTCCGATACACTACGATGAACCAAGTGACAGCAAACATCCATTATCGTTCGTAATAGATGAGATCAAACCTGTTTCGAGATGGAAAGAGTTTGGATATGTATCCAAAGAGGCAGCAGCACAGGACTGGAACAACCTGCAGGCGGCACATTACTGCTGTAATGCTGTTAAAAGTAACAAAGTAGTAAACAAATCAGTTGCTATAAGGGCGGTAATGCAAAACATTTCTGACGGAAAATGGTAAAGTTGTCAGACGGCAGCAGAATCAAGAATTGTGGGTGGGGAGGTACCCCCGCCTGTCATGGTCAGCGACCCCAGCCGTCCAGCGCCGATTTACACACAGGAAATTTTTAAAGGGGTGGTAGAAGGTGGCTAAGGCTAAGAAAATGACTACCGTGACAGGCAACGGAAGCCGCCTGGAACAGCTTGAAAATTTAGCAAAAGTGTTGGCGAAACAAATTGATGTATGTGCAAATGGTTTAGGAGATGGAGCAAAGCTCATGCCGCCGCTTGCAAAACAGTACAGAGAGACAATAAAAGAGATTGAAGAGATAAGGGGAGTAGCAGACGATGACGATGAAATCGGAAGGATCCTCTCCACACGAGAAGCTGATGGGAAGTCAGGAGCCGTCCGTTAGGATCGCTCCGGAATATATTCACACAGACGGAGAGGATGCGGTAAAGATATTGGCAGCAGGCCGGCTGTTTGTGGATCCGTGGCAGGAAGGGATTCTTCATGATTGGATGGGGCGAACAGAGGAAGAGATTTGGTCCGCACCGACATGTGGATTATCCGTGCCGCGGCAGAATGGAAAGACACTTGATACGTCCGGTCGTATTGCATCCGGAATGGTGATGTATGCAGAGTGGATCGTATATACAGCACATCTGCAGAAGACAGCAACAGAAACCTTCATGGAGTTGAAGGGGCTGTTTGAAAGCAGAGGATTGAAAAAATATGTAAAAGAGATCAAAACGGCGCTTGGAAGAGAACAGATCATACTGAAGAATGGCGGAAGAGTTGTATTTGTTGCCCGGACAAGAAATGGCGGCCGAGGATTACATGGAGATCTGCTGGTATTTGACGAAGCACAGGAATTAACGTCAGAGCAGCAGGCTTCATTCCTTCCGGCAATATCGGCTTCCAGAAATCCACAGACGATCTACCTTGGGACTCCTCCGGATGAAAACTGTACGGGTGACGTATTCAAAAATATCCGTGAAAAGGCATTAAATGGGACAAGCAACTCAACGGCATGGACGGAATATTCCGTAGACGAGATTGGGGATGTAACAGATCGAAGCCGGTGGGCGGCATGTAACCCGGCACTTGGAAGACGAATGCGAGAAAGTACAATCGCAGCAGAGTGTGAACAGATGAGTGAAGATACTTTTGCACGGGAGCGTCTTGGATGGTGGTCACCGATAAATAATGAGCAGGATTATGCGATTGACAGAGCAAAGTGGAAAGCATGTGTATCTGATCAGAAAAAGCCGGAAGGAAAGACTGCTTATGGTGTGAAATTCTCAGCAGACGGATCCGTAGTGGCATTATGTGGTGCGGTTTGTCCGGAAGAGGGAGCGGCAAGGATATCATTGATTGAATTCAAGGCCACGGATAGAGGAATCCAGTGGTTGGCAGACTGGCTGAATGAAAGGTACCAGACAGCATCATGTGTTGTTGTGGATGGAAGGAACGGAGTGGAATTCCTGATAGAAAAAATTATATCTGTCTGGAGAAACAGACAATCTATTGTAAGACCTTCCGGGAAAGATGTGATCGCAGCAGCAAGCCAGCTGGTACAGGAAATTAATGAGCAGACTGTGACCTGGTACAAATATCAGGAAGTGTTAAATGAATCAGCAATAACTTCGGTAAAGCGGGCAATCGCAGGTGGCTGGGGATTTGGCGGTGAAAATTCAACACCGATTGAAGCAGCTGCTCTGGCATTGTGGGGATGCAGGACTTCGAAACGAAATCCGACCAAAAAGATGAGGATTGGATAAATGGAACTTAATTTTGGAATTGTAGAAGGGCTTCCGGATGAAGAACAGAGACAATTAAGGGAACTGAAATATATATATGACTATCATAGAACGACAAACCGGAAGAAACGCCGGTATTACAATGGGAAAATTACTCTGCAGGAAGTGAATCTTGGAATTGCACTTCCGTATGGGATTCGAAGGCTACAGATTGGTTGTTCCTGGGGTGCAAAAACCGTGGATGTATTGGCAGCCAGATCAATGTTTGATGGGTTTGTGACTGAAAACGGAACGAAATCAGAGCATATGGATGCCATTATGAGACGGAATCATCTGATTGCGGAATACAATAAAGCCGTAAAAGAGGAACTGAAATATGGATGTGCATTTGCAGCAGTATCAGGAAAGGAGAAAAATGCAAGGGTTCGATTTTATTCACCACATTGCGCAGCGGCTTCCTGGGATGCAGCGGAAGGCAGAATTAAATGTGGGTTTGCATTCGAAGATGACCGGAGAGATGAATCTGACATCACATGGTCACCGGAACATGTGAATTTTTACACGGAGACGGCAATCTGGGTGTTGGACCGGGAAGGCGGACATTGGCACGCTACAGAATATCCTCATAAATTTGGTGAACCACTTATGGTTGCGCTGACATGGGATGCTACAAATGATAAGCCATTCGGACAGTCAAGACTGAAAGAACCGGTCAGAAGATTGATTGAAGGCTATGTTCGGACGGTGGCAAATGCTACGATTGGATTGGAGTTTGCGACTTCACCACAAAAATATCTGCTTGGAATTACGGATGAACAGTACGATGTGTTGATCGACAATAAATTCAAACAGTATGTTGGAAGTGTTTTGCTTGGAACAACAAATCCGGAGACTGGTGAGAAACCATCTTTCGGACAGCTGACGCAGGGAAACATTGAACCTCATGTTCAGATGCTCCGTATGCTTGCAACACAGTATTCCGCAGCCACTGGATTAGCAGTTACTGATGTGGGTGTGGTCAATGACGCAAATCCTACATCCAGCGAGGCTATTATTGCACAGTCACAGACACTGATTTTGATGGCAGAACAGCTGAACCGGACAAATGGTGATGCGTTGTATCGAATTGGTAAAATGGCACTTGCGATTGAACTCGGGTCTACACCAGGTGAGCTTCCGGACAATGAAAAAGAGATCATTGCACATTTCAAAAATCCTGCAATGCCAAGTGTAGCATCTACGACAGATGCGGCTTTAAAGATTGCAACGGCAAGGGAGGGATTTGCACAGACAGATATTTTCCTCGAGATGATTGGGTTTGATCAGGCCGATATCCGCAGAATCCGGGCACAGGAGCAGAGAGCAAAAGGAAGTAATATTCTGACAGAGGAGTTTGATGATGAGAATATCGACGAAAGCATGGGTGCAGTACATAACAAAAATGTCCAGAATCAGCCAGAAAGCGGCGGATCTAATGCAGGAGTGGGTGCGTAAACATGGTTTTGGAGATGATAAAGCGCTATTAGATTATGCTTATGCATTATCATTACATTATGGACAGGCAATTGGTGCATTGGCCTGTCAAATGTATGAGAAAACAGCAGCGGCACAAGGCGTTATAGTCCCCACAGCAGAAATTGCAGATCTTCCGGAATATGGAGAAGTGGCCAGGGCAGTTCATGGGACGATGAAACAGTCACAGAGTAAAGTTCCGGCCACAGTAGCAAGACTGGTAAAACAAGTTGGCGCAGATACAACCTTGAAAAATGCAAAAAGAGACGGCGCACAGTTTGCATGGATTCCACATGGAGACACATGCGCCTTTTGTATTACCCTGGCTTCCAGAGGCTGGCAGTATATGTCAGATGAGGCACTAAAAGGTGGACATGCAGAACATATTCATGCAAATTGTGATTGTGAGTATGCGGTCCGTTTTGACGGACACAGTACAGTGGCCGGATACGATCCGGATAAGTATCTGGAAGAATATGAAAATGCAGGTGGTGATATTAATGCTATGCGGCGGAAGCGGTATGAGCAGAATAAGGATGAGATAAATGCCAGAAAAAGAGAGTTGTATGCAAATAAGAAAGAGGAACTGAAAGCAAAAGGACTTACAATTAAAGAAGAGGCAGCAGTTGTACGATATATAAGCCCAGATGCATATTCGCTCAATGATAAGTTGCGAAGAAATGCCAATTCAGAATTGACAGATATTGAAAAAGAATGGACTAGGAACCTTGATGCTGCTCTTGAAAAACTACCAAACTACAATGGAAATTTAAATCGTTCTGTAACATTTTCTTTTGAAGAGGAAGCTCAGAAATTTTTTGATGAATTTGATGTAGAAAAAGAATATATTCCGAAACAATACTTGTCAACCACTAAAAGAGGTGTATATAATGATGATGCACAGGTACAGATTTTTATTCAAAATGCGAAAAATGGAAAAGACCTTAGAGGGCTAAATGATATGGAAAATGAAGTGCTTTATCCATACATGGCAAAATTTAAGGTGATTAACAAAATCAAAGAGGATGGAAAATTTTACATTCTTTTGGAGGAATTGGAATAATGGCATTAACAGCAAGAGAGTGGTTGCTGCTTCCAGAGGATGAGCAACAGCGTAGGAAAAATGAATTATCTCATCATGAATGTTTCTTATTGCGGACTGACTTGGAGTATATACATTTTTCAGAAGAGGAAAAGAAAAATATTTCACCTGAGAAAAAAGAAGCATTTCTTCATCCCAAGGAACGTACAGAGGAAGAAAAAGAAGAATTTAATCAGAAATGCAAGGAAATTTTCAAGCGCTTGTCAGAAGAAGCAAAGAATAAGTTATAGATACCACTGATCAGAAATGGTTAGTGGTATTTTTATACGCATTTTTAGAAAAAATATTATTTTCTATGATTTATACAAAAATGAAATAGCCATGCCTGCTTTGAATATGTCAGCATGTACAATGTCAATTTCAAAACACGACATATATATGACAATGATAAAAAAATGGCAAATTGTGGTATTTGCATAAAAACAGTGGTATGAATATGTGCAGGGTGAATAAAAGTGAGAAGATGAGTAAAACTTGACGATTTGCGTAACATGGAAAATGGTGTTATATATGAATTGTCGATGAGACAATGAAATTGCGCTGGCGCAAAAAGAGTGCCACCGATTGTCGGTGGCATAATTAATTGAGTGGAAGCGAATCATCGGAATCCGGAAGATCAGATACCCATAACTGGTTTGCACTTGAAATGGGGATATTATATTTATCTAGTTGATCTTTGAGCCATAGTTCATAGAGACTATTTTTTATAGTTCCCTTTTTTAAAAGTTTTAACATGTCATTCCATTCATCAAAAAATTGTGTGATTTTTGTATCATTAAAGCGAATAGCCCCAATTTTTGGTGCATCTGAACCGAAGAAAAAGTCGCCAGCTATATCTGGAGTATCATAGCCGATTTCGGTGATTAAATTTTGGGTATTGACGATAGAGGTCAAAACTCTAATGACATCCGAGTATGTCGACATTATGTTGGTTGATGATTTATTATCACTAAGACCACATAACCAGTCTAATGATACATTATAAGTAGTTGCTATACTTATAAGAATTTCACAGGAGGGAACACGATCTTTGTTTTCGTATCCTGAAAGCGCATTTTGGGAAGTTCCGATAGATGTTGCAAAATCGCGTTGTGTTAAGTTGTGAGATAATCTCAACTCCTTTATACGAGAAGCATAATTAGAATACATACTAATTCTCCTTTCTTGTTGATTTATATACATATTATCATATGTGTATTAATAACACAATAAAAAATCACAAATACGATAAATATCATATTGACATAATAAATATCACATGATAATATTTTAATCGAAAGGTGGTGGAATAAATGAGAAGAACTGCTTTTTTAATTGAAGATGAATTGTTTAAAAAGGCAAAAATTAAAGCAATTGAAGCTGATATGAATATGACAGAATACATAACGATGTTAATAAAGTCAGATTTG